GCGTGCCTGATTTATTAGTAGTCACCGACGATACTGGTCTTGTCACAGTTTCGCAAGTCGCAAACACGATCACGATTTCGAACCCTTCCGCAGCGGTGACGATCAGCGATTCGACCCCAGTTATCGAGATTGCAGAAACGACTTCGACGATCACGATTTATGATGGTCGAGGACTTACCGGAAAACAGGGAGAACCGGGAGCGAAGGGCGACCCCGGAGGAGCTCCTGCCTATCTCGACGACCTGACGGATGTCCTCACGATAAGCCCTGCGGATGGTGACGTTTTAAAATATTCTTCGAGTCTTTCGACCTGGACTAACACGAACAGCATCGATGGTGGAAACTTTTAAGGAAATTTAAATCATGGCGAATACTATCAGATTAAAGCGACGAGCATCCTCGGGATCTTCCGGATCTCCTGCCTCGTTATCGAATGGAGAAATCGCAATAAATGAGGTGGGCGGTTCAACCGCATGGACTGCTTATTATGGGTACGGCGATGCAGGCTCAGGAGTGGCTTCAAGTGTGGTCGCAGCATTCGGCCCAGGGATGACAGGATCGCTCACAGGAACGCAGACTTGGAGCGGAACGACGAACACTTTCACGAGCGCGGTCGTTCTCACTGGTTCCGTCTCTGGAACTGGAATCAGCAGTTATGTGACCGGAAAGAGGCTCGATGAGTTCGCAGTTCCGACTTCTGCTGTGTCAATGAACTCTAACAAAATTACGAATCTTTCCGACCCGACCTCCGCGCAGGACGCAGCAACAAAAGCTTACGTCGACGCAGCTCGAAGCGGCCTCGATGTCAAAGCCTCCTGCCGAGTTTCTACGACTGCTAATATTACGCTCTCAGGAACGCAGACGATCGACGGCGTCGCAGTTATTGCAGGCGATCGAGTTCTAGTTAAGAATCAAACGACCGGAGCAAATAACGGCATATATGACGTCGCAGCAGGATCATGGACGCGGAGCTCCGACAGCGACACCAGCACCGAGTTTAATTCGGGATCTTTTACTTTCGTAGAAGAGGGAACGACGAACGGCGGTCGAGGTTACGTTTTAACGACAGCGAACCCGATCACCCTAGGCTCGACGTCTTTAACTTTCACGATGTTTTCTTCCTCCGGAGCAATCACCGCAGGAACTGCGCTGAGCTTTTCGGGAACGACTCTGAATGTCGGAACTGATGGAACCAGTATCACGACCGATGGATCAGGAAACCTGACGATCAAATCGACGTGGGTGGGGCATTCTTCTATCACGACCCTCGGCACAGTGACCACGGGAACATGGAGCGCCACGGCGATCGGGCTTTCGAAAGGTGGTACTGGTGGCGATCTTTCCGCAGCGAGCGACGGAGCGATCTTTAAAAAGTCTGGTTCATCTCTCACCGCAGCGACTGCGGGAACTGATTATCTTTCCTCAAGCAGCACCGTCGATGGGGGTACGTTTTAGTGGCTAATCCGATTAAGCCAAAACGCAGTTACACAACGACGAACACTCCATCGCTTACAAGTGGAGAGATCGGCATTAATGCGACTGATGGGAAAATATGGATCGGGAACGCTGCCGGGAACGCAAATGTTTTAGTCTCATCTTTATCACGCAGCGATCACACCGGAACGCTCGCCGTCGCCTCCGGAGGAACTGGAGCGACATCTGCGAACGCTGCAGCGAATGCGATTCTTCCATCTCAGACGAGCAACAGCGGGAAATATTTAACGACGGACGGAACAGATACCTCTTGGGGAACAGTCTCGTCAGGAACGGCTCTACCAACTGGCGCACTTATGCCCTATGCAGGGGCAACCGCTCCCACTGGGTATCTGTTATGTGATGGCAGTTCAGTAAGTTCCACTACTTATCTAGCCCTTCATGCTGTTATTTCCAACACCTACGGCGGATCAGCCTACACAGGGGCAGGGGCACTTAGTTTCAATCTGCCCGACTTAAGGGGCCGACTTCCGATGGGTGCTGGCACTGGCACAGGGCAGAACGCATCAGGCACAGGCGCACCAAGTGGAACCGCACAAACCGCAAGGACTAGGGGCCAATGGCTAGGGGAAGAAACGCATCTATTAACAACGGCAGAAATGCCAAGTCATAGTCACAATGGGGCAACCGGAGATGCGGGTAGTCATAGTCATACGCTTTCAAAAGAAGTGCTGACCTATATGGGCAGTGGCGGTAGTAGGTATGATCCATATCCAGGATCGGTTTGGACAGGTAGCCCAGCTGCAGGGCTAACAATAAGTACCCAAGCAAATCACTCGCACTCAATTCCAGCAAATGGTGGAGATGGCCGACACGCTAACATTCCTCCTGTTGTTGTCCTTAATTACATCATAAAAACTTAGGAACGATCATGGAAATACTTATCAGCGAAACCACAACCAGTGAAAACATCGCAGGCTGCAATGTCACCTTCATCAATCGCAATAAAAAGAAAACGATTAATGATGCAGACTTTTTTCCTGAAGGCAGTGAAGTTGATGTGAAAATTAAACAGCTTAAGAAACTTCTAAAGAACTATTTCGACGCCCAGGCTTAACCCGAAAGGCCCATGATGAACCTCTTCCTTTACCTCCTGTTTTTTTCTCAGATCGAGGCGAGCTCCGTCGAGGGTGGACGCACTTCTCCCGATGGTTCGGAAGAGATCCAGATCGATCTTCCCGGATCGCAGCAGATGAAAAACACCGGAGGAAGAGACGGCGCTGGCCTCTGCGTCTTCACTTCGATCGAGCACGCAGGGCGCTGGCAAAATGTGGACAGCATCCTCGGACTACAGCAGAAGATGACTAAGGAAATGGGTGGCGGTTATCCCTCGAAGGTCGAAAAGATGCTTTCGAAATACTGCGACGGAGCTCAATATCTTCAGTATGAGGGCAGCGATCCTTCACTAATAAAACTCGCTCTGACCACCGGAAGAATGCCATCAGTTACTTATGGATACTCCCCGAGATACTCGGGGAAGATTGCGCACATGGTAAACGCAGCGCACCTCACAGAAAAGTGGGCAGCGATCCTCGATAATAATTTCCCTGGTGAAAATAAATATGAGTGGATGTCTCCCGCAGAATTTCGAAAGCGATGGATCTCTGGAGGTGGTGGGTGGGCAGTAGTTCTTCTTGCTCCTCCTCCTCCTCCACTCCCAACGAATGACACGGAACCACTTAAAGCGTATGGTCAGAAATGGGGCTCACTCGGGTGCGCTGCGGTCGCAGTGCCTTATGAATGGCGAGCCATCGATGCGGATCAAGTCGCCCTCTACAGCGGAGCTCAACAGCGAGGAGTCTGGATTAAAGCTCGACAGTGCTATCGAGAGCTTTTGCCTGACGGGAACTGGGGAGCAGATCAGGAGCTCGCACCGATCGCACCTCCTGAGAGTCACCTTATGAAGATGATCGAGCAGAAGGAGCAGAACTTTGGGCTCGACCGATCGCGCATCGATTCAGGCGTCGAGAAGTTCTGGCTCGGTGGTCGAGAGGTTACACGCAAGCAGGCATATTCAGCGATCGAGGGAACTGGGAAAGATCTCATCGACGACAGGGAGAAGCTCCGGCTCACTGTGATCGGCACAGCGTCAGAGTGCTCATCTGTCATGAAGGATCTCGAAAGCGATCCCGCATTGAAGGTTTTTGCAGAAACGATGCTAGTGCAGTCGTATCGACCAGATTCATGGGCCGTGAAAGATATCGGCCTGCTTCCGGGATCTCCTCGCATTATCGTGCAGGGTGGCCCAGATTCTCGAGGCGCAGGGAAAGTTCTTCATTCCCAGGGCGACTACGATGGAGGAGCGAAAGCGCTCGCCGACGCACTGCGAAAAGTTCGCCCAGACTACGACCCGAAACGCGATGCCGACCTTCGAAAGCCTGCGCCAATCCTGCCGACGCCGTCGCTCCCCGGCAATGGAAACAGCACGATCGCACTGCTTGTGATGCTTATCGCTGGTGGTCTGACCGTCGCAGGTTTCCCTATACTAGCCACTCTAGTCAGAGCATGGGGAGCGATGTTTGCAGCTAAAGCGCCAGAGATAAAAGTAGAAACTTTAAAGAGAAAAACTGTAAAGCCTAGAAAGAAAAAGGCTTAGAAGAAAGTTTTTACGCAGCGCTTTATTTATGGAAATTCTAAGAGATGATGGACGAATAATAGGAGGCTAACATGGACGGATTAAAAGCAGGATGGAAGACTTCAGAATTCTGGACGACGCTCGTCGTTCAGGCAGTTTCGCTCACAGTAGTTCTAGGGCTCATTAATCACACCGAAAGCGCAACGCTTACCGACTCGCTCACGACGATGGTGACCGCTGCATTCTCGCTTGCGATCTCGGGATCGACTGCGATGGCTTACATTAAATCACGATTCGAACTTAAGGCAAAATGAGCATTCATCAGATCATTACTGGTGCGCTCGTCGGGTGGTGCGTCTGGCTCACCCTATTTGGATCGTGCCACTGCTATGCGGACAGACCATTTTTAAAACTGGCTAAGCTCCTCATGTGGCTCCTCGGGAGTCTCGCTCTCTAGGGAGAAAAGATGGTCGACGATGATCCCTGGTTACGACACCTCGAGCAGATTTACACCGATCGAGATAATGGAGCGAAAGCATCTGACCCCGAGGATCTGCGCACGCTCATGCTGCGTCGTCTTGTCGTCACCTTCGGTGTCGATTCGGACTACGTCAACAGTCTGATGCCTCTCCTGGTTCAGCAGTTCGTGATCGAATATGCCAGGCATGGATCGAGTAAACGGTGCTTTGAAAATCTCGACGATAATTTCGTCGATCTTAGCGATCCGAGATTTCAAGTGAAACTAAAAAAGATTCGGCGCGGTCGAGGAACTGATCCTTATGAAATCCCCAGGGCGAGAGATAAAAACGATGGCTGAAATTACCTGCGCAGGATGCGGAAAAAGAACACCACATCGAGCGAAGGGTCTCTGCATTAAATGTTATGATCGGATTCCGCGCAGGCTCATTACCTGCATCTCATGCGGGGAGCGAAAGCCGCACGAGGCTCGCCAGCTCTGCCGATCATGTTATAAAAACAGCGGATCAGGCACACCCTTTCTGAAGTCGTCTCTGGGGTGCGTGATTGCTGAAGAGGAAGACAGGCGAGA